GTGAATTATCTGGTGGTCAAGTGTAATGAATAGAAGTAGTTTTGGTCAATTAATGAAAGGAGGAAGAAAAATGTATGGTAAAAAGAAACCTATGGGTATGAAAAAGAAACCAATGGCAAAGAAGAAGCCAATGGCTAAAAAGAAACCAATGAAGAAGAAAGGATACTAATGTCAGAGCATCAAAAAGATGTAACTGTCTATGTCACTGGCGTTTCTATGTCAGGAGGTGTGAAAAATGACAGTAACAGATCTACTCAATCAGATAAAAAAGAATCTGAAGGAGAGAAGGCTAGAAATAGCTGAAAGTCTGGTTCAAGGTCGGATCTCCGACTTTGAGTCATATCAAAAGAACGTGGGTATTGCGGAGGGTTTAGAACAGGCCTCTGAGGTTATCAACGAAACATTAAACAAATTAAATGAAGAGGATGAATGACCATGTCTCATCAACATGAATATAAAGACGAATCAACAGATTCAACGGTCACAACTGACCAACTACCAATTCCATTAAATTGGAAAGTTCTGGTACAACCCCATCAAGTAAAAATGAAAACAAAGGGTGGAATACATCTGCCTACGATTTCTAAAGACAATGAGGAGTATTTAACAGCTCATGGTCGCATTGCTCTTATGGGTGATCTTGCATTTAAGGATCGTGATACTGGATCATCATGGAAAATGAATATTCCAGAAATTGGTAGTCGAGTTACTTACGGCAAATACTCAGGCCAGAAAGTAACAATCAATGGCGTAAGATTTCTTTTGCTGAATGACGATGAATTAACATCAATTCTGCCAGAAGATTCTGAAGTCACTGCATACTTAGCGACATAACTTGGAAGGACGCTACCATGTCAAATGAAGATGTAATTAATGAAATTGAAGATGAGATCAAGAAGGTTAAAGGTGAACCTGAAGATTTCCAAATTGAAATAACAGATGATCCTGTTGAAGAAGTCAAAGATATCGTTGAAGAAGAAAAGGCAGCGAGTGAAGACAAAGAAGAGGATTATGGACCTAAAGTTCAAAAGAGGATTAAGAAACTTGTTGATCAGCGAAGACAGGCTGAGATCCAAGCTCGACAAATCCAAGAGCAAAATGCCCAACTCAATGCAAGGCTTGCTCGACTTGAACAGGGATCTGCTCAAAACAGCGAGAAGGCGTTTAACCAACGCTATGCTCAAACTAAGGCTGCTTTAACTAAGGCAGTTGAGGAAGGTGACACAGAAGCTCAAGTCAACTTCCAAGAGCAAATGGCAGATATGCGAGCTGCTATGCGTATTGCAGAAATGCAGAAGCAACAAAGGTCGCAACAAGCTCAGTCTCCAACTGTTGGTAGAGCACAGCAAGCTGTACAGAACCCAACTCCCCAGAAGGCTATGGGTTGGTGGGAGCAAAATCGTTGGTTCAATACAACAGGTTTTGAACGAGAAACAGCTATGGCTCGATCCATTGATGTTCAACTGGAGCTCGAAGGATTTGATAAGGAATCTGATGAGTATTATCAGGTTTTGAATAATCGTTTACAAAAAGTATTTCCTGAGTTAAACTCCAACCCAAGTCCAAGTAAGGCTAGAACAAAAAGTAGACAGCCAGTTGCACCAACTACAGGTGGTTCATCTTATAAGGGCAATAGAGTGCGTATGTCGCAAGATCAACTTAGGATGGCTCGTGAACTTGGAATTACAGATGAATCAAGTCTTAAAAAATACGAGGCTGAAATCAAACGTCAGCAAAGGAGCCAGTCATGACTGAGAAAAGAAACGTGCGAGCAAACGAAACTCGATCCTCCATGCGTGATGAGCAATCACGCCCAGATACTGCATGGAAACCACCATCATTGTTGGATGCACCAGAACCTCGTCCAGGTCATACCCAACGATGGATAGCTACCTCGATTCAGGGTAAAGAGACTCCAGACAACGTGTACAAACGTATGCGTGAGGGATGGAGCCCACGCAAAGCCGATACTGTGAAAGATTCGTTGTTTCCGACAATCAATCATGGTCAATGGGCTGGGTCAATTGGAATTGAAGGAATGTTACTCTGCGAAATGCCTGTCGAAAAACATAGGCAGATGAAAAATTATTATAATAATAAGAGCGTAGAGGCAAACCAGTCAGTTGCAGGAGATCTTGATGCGTTAGGACGAAAAACAGGACAACCAATCTACCAAGAACGGAAGTCCACTTCGAGCCGTGGCAGGGATATCTCTGTTATGGATGATTAAAACTTTACGCTGAAAAGGAGCGAATAATGGCTAATGTTGATGCAGCCTTTGGGTTTGTCCCAATTCGCCATATGAGTGGTAATGCACCTCGCACGAATAAGTACACTATTGCTAGTGGTCTTGCTGAGAACATCTTCACAGGTGACTTAGTAATTCTGATTAACACTGGTTTGCTTACTCCGCATACTGCAACGGAAACCAATAACATTGGTGTCTTTGCTGGGGTTTCTTATACCGCATCAGATGGCTCATACGTTTATAGTGAATACTGGCCTTCAGGCACAGTCGCTACAGACATCGTAGCATATGTATATGATGACCCATATACTGTGTTTAAAGTTCAAAGTGCAGGAGCACCTGCTCAGACTAATATCGGTAATTGTGCTGATGTTGTTGCTGGGGCAGGATCAACTGTAACTGGACAATCTGGATTTGAAACAAGTGGCACAATGGCTGCAGGTATCGCTACTTGCAAAATCATTGGCTTGTTTGAAGCTCCAGACAACGCATTCGGCACGAACGCTATCATGGAGGTTCTTATTAATGAGCACATCCTTGGTACGAACGTAGCTGGTATATAAGGAGGACTAGGACATGGCTATGAATAGAGCACAATTTGCCTCGATGCTTGAGCCAGGACTGAACACTCTTTTCGGTCTTGAATACGACAGCTACCCACCAGAGTATTCCGCTGTTTTTGAAGCGAATACTTCAAGCAAAGCATACGAAGAAGATCTTCTTCTTCAAGGTTTTGGATCTGCACCAACTAAAGATGAAGGTGCAGCAATTAGCTATGATAGTGGAAGTCAGCAATGGACAGCTCGCTATCAGCACGAAACGGTTGCTTTGGCATTCTCACTTACTGAGGAAGCTGAAGAAGATGGTCAGTATGGCTCAATCGCTTCTCGCTATACCAAAGCTCTCGCTCGCTCAATGGCTTCCACTAAGGAAATCAAAGCTGCGAATGTTTTGAACAACGCACAGACTGCTGGCTTTAATGGTGGTGACGGTGTTGTACTTTTAAGTGCATCTCACCCAACTACCAACGGACTTCAGTCTAACGTGTTAGCAACTGCTGCTGATTTATCTGAAACTTCACTTGAGTCTATCCTTATCCAAATTGCGGATATGAAAGATGATCGTGGACTACGGATTGCAGCACAGGGTACACAGTTGATTATTCCAACTGCCTATACCTTTGTTGCAGAGCGTCTGTTGGAATCACAGCTCCGCACTGGAACTGCTGATAATGATATCAACGCCATCAAGTCAGGTGGATATCTACCAAAAGGCTATCACATCATGCGAAGACTTTCTGATGCGGATGCTTTCTTCGTGCAGACAGATGTTCCTGATGGACTGAAAATGTTCCAACGCTCGCCTATGAAAAAAGGCATGGAAGGTGACTTCGAGACTGGTAATGTTCGCTACAAAGTGCGTGAACGCTACTCGTTTGGTGTTACTGACTGGCGTGGTATATTTGGCACAGAAGGTGCTGCATAAATAATACTGGGGGAGGGCATTAGCTCTCCCTCAACTTTTAATCCTGACAGCGAAAGCTGACTTATCCCAGACAGGAGATTAACATGGGTAATACTACATTTACAGGACCAGTCCGTTCAGAGGGTGGTTTTCAGGTTGTTTCTAAAAATGCAACAACTGGTGCTTTTACAACTGTAGCAAACACAGCTTCAACAGGAATTGTAACAAACAAATTTGTTAAGCACGTTGGCTTTGCCACAGGCGTTACAGTAAACACAACTGCTGGTGACAGCCCAGCAATCGGTGAGTTCACTCAACCAGCAAACACAATTATCACAAACATTAAAATATTTTGTGACACAGCTCCTGTTATTGGAACAGGTGACATTGGGTATGAGGTTGGTACATCGTCTTCTGGTGCTCAGATTGTTGCTGCTGTAACAGATGAAATTTTAGATGGCGGTACAACAGTTGTTGCTCACAATGTAACATTGACAACTCTTGTTGTGCAGACACAAAGTGGAACGACAGCTCCAGCTTCTGTTCAATACACAGACACCGAAAGAACCATCTTTTGCAACATCACCAACACAGTTGATGCGACAACAGCAGGTTCGTTTACGTTCATCATTGAGTATGTGCAGATTGCATAATTTAATTTGGGTGAGATTAATTTCTCACCCACTATTTTAGGAGGTTAATTTGGCAGATCTTACAACAACAACGAAAATTTCCGAAAGTTCTCGTGAAGTTATTTTTGCTTTCCAATATCAATATGTTGATGGTGGTAATGAAAGTGCAGTTTCTAAGATTGATGTCTCTGCATTAACTAAAGATGCAGATGGAAAAACTTGCACAGGAATAAGAATTGCAGAATGTTGGTGGGTACTACACGGCATGACAGTTGAAGTATTAGCAGCTGCTGACACAAATATTATTATGTTGCATTTAGCTGAAGATCAGCAAGGGTATCAAAATTTTGAAAAATTTGGTGGTCTTCCCACAAGCTCTGGATATGGCACAAATGGAACTGGTGATGTTAAATTTACAACCACTGGGGCAGGTGCAGCAGGAGATGCATATCAAGTTATTATCAGAGGGATTAAGAAGTATTAATGGCACTCTCAGGGACAGTAGCATTTAGACCAGACGTTGAGGAAGTAGTAACTGAAGCCTATGAGCGTTGCGGAATAGATCCGCAAACTCGCACAGGTGATCAAGCTGTTTCCGCACGAAGAAGTCTAAATTTATTGTTTAGCGAGTGGGCTAACAGAGGAATTAATTATTGGGCTGTTACCCAGAGAACTCTTACCCTTGTCAATGGCACAACGTCTTATACACTACCAGCAGGAACAATTGATATTATTGATGCTGTTATAAGAGAAGGCACAAACGATCAGACAATAAATAGAGTATCAATCGCTGATTATAATCAAATACCAAACAAGACTACAGCAGGTAAGCCAAGCCAGTATATGCTTGATAAGCAATACACTCCAGTTATTTACTTTTGGAATGTACCTAACACAAGCACATACAGCATGGTTTACTGGGCAGTAAATCAACTTGATGATGTTACATTGGCAAATCAAGATACAGATGTTCCATATCGATGGAGTGACTGCATATCAGCAGGGCTCGCTGCAAAGCTATCTCTAAAATACGCTCCTGATCGATTTCAATTACTAAACGAATTGTACGAGAGATCCTTCAGTTTCGCTGCATCATCAGACAACGATGGTGTGAGTTTACGAATACAACCAACAGCATTGAATTTGGCATAACATGGCAAAATACGCACGAGGCAAAAAATCATATGCGATAAGCGACAGAGGTGGTCAGAGAGTACGCTATACTCAATTAAAGACTACTTGGGATGGCTTGCGTGTTGCCCCTGATGAGTGGGAGCCAAAACATCCACAGCTCACTCCTGCCAAGAATGTTATTGATGCACAGCAACTCTTCCAACCTAGATCCACTGGGCAAAGCCAAGAAGACGC